CGATGTCAAGGAAAAGTTTCTATCGCTGAAGAAGTTCGCTTCCTCATTTAAGGAACTACGATTTTCATTTACCCTTCTTCACTTTTCTACAAATACTAACTCGCTGGAACCTTCCTGTCCGCTTTCTTTGAATACTTCGGGTGGTAAAAACTCACGATAGAAAAATTATTTATCTGTCAGACCTTAGAAGTCTATACCCCTCGCGTATAAACGGCATCTTCGCTGGTTCACGGAAGGGCCACTTTGTAGTAATTTGCATTACCTCAGACGGATTCCCAGCATAGGTCTTCACAGCCATGTGTAGATATTCTCGACAGATAAAAGATGTAGAAGAGACTGGATTTGAACCAGTATACACCATCTGATTACTAATAGTAACTGAGGATTTGAACCTTCACTATAACCGCCGTTATAGGCATTGCCATTATGCTACTCTTCTAAAAATTAAGAATGACTGAGATGTCTAATCTAGGACTCTCAAATAGCGGTCTTCATTAAAGATATGCCCTCAGTCATTCAAGTATTTAATAGGCGTTGTTGTTACACCAAAGGGGTTACGCATCATGCATCCTATGAAACGCAAATCACGGGATCTTAGAACCTTTCACAAGGGCGATGATCTTCAAGGATTTGTATATCATCTTATTACCACGTCTCCACATCTAGTTCCACTTCTTATATGATGGCTACTTCTAAGCCTACATACCTATTAAAATTTGTCCATAGAGTATTACACCCTCATGAGTTATGCAGGACTGGCACTAGCTATATGACTCCTAATAGCTGGATTCTTCTATCTTTATATTCCTTATTCACCAAGAGGAAATAGAAGAGAGGTGAAAGTATACAATGTATGGTTATTAACCCACACGGAATTTCAAGCCTGTACGCATAACTTAATATGCGCCTAACTCACCGATTTCCATTGTAAAATTGGTGGGCAAGTGTGGTATCGATCCACCCCCGCTAGGATTTGATTTACAGTCAAACTGCCAGAGCCACTGGCTTTACTTACCCTTAGAAAAATTTGAAGAGCTTTAACAGGCATACATACCATGCGAATCCGAAGACGTGAACTGAATCACTGCATGTGCATCACCACTCTTCATGAGTCCGGTTGCGTTTTGGTTATGTCAAAGAAGTGCTTTGCAATCATAAAGATCGTCCATTTAAAGATCGACCAGTGTGCTTGCTTGTTGCATACTAATAGATTTATATCAGTATGTCAAGAACTTTTTTACAGATTAAGATGCGTATGCAACAACCTCGATTGGCTTCGATGCTTTAACATCAAGGTTCTCGTAGTTGAAAGAGATTCGACTGTTCTTAATTTGAACACCTTCAGCGAAGGAATCGGATCCAACATATTTTCTACGGAATGATAACATTAATTGATCCTTTGCTCCAGCTTTGTTGTGCGCTGTTGGTAATGCATGATCACTTACCATATCAAGTGAAAACCCAACAGAATCCAAAGCTTCAGTAGCAGCAGTCAGAGCTTGGGAAACTTTTTCAAATCGGCCAGTTCCGTCAAGTTTGTTTTTACGAAGTTGGGCATTGATCTTGTTTCTTTCAGAAGAAGTCAGAGTGTGTTCGGCTGCTTCTGTAAGTTCATCGGATTCGACAGCAAGTTGCGGTTCAGCGAGTGCTACCTCCCTTTCGGCAAGCATTGCTTCATAGGCGCGGGAACTTTCGGATGGTGCTAGGTTATTTGTATTCATAATCGTTTATTTATACCCACGAATCATTCTTAGGGACGTATGAAGCAACCTTTTTCATTACAGTATTTTCAACGTCTTTCAGATTCATGATGTTTTGTCCAGCTTTTTTAACAGTAAAATAATCTTTAGTGGAGATGACATGACCGCCTTTACCAGACTTGTCCATCTTATTATCAACACCGACTTTATTAAAAGCAAAGACAATATCACCATCCATATATTTTGCTAATTGGCCAGAAAGACCATTCACAATATAGTTCATTGTGTTCGCAGTTCCCTTATGAATATCGATCAGAATTTCAACAGGCACTGATCTGTCTCTTTTAGCATTACTTTCGATGGCTGCATTGATCTCTGAGATGACCCAGATGATATGAATATTCACTTTATCGTAACCCCAACCAGAAGCAAGTTCGGTAATTTCACGCAGCTTTTTAACGTCTTTCAGAGTTACATCAAAGATCAGGTTGGGTTTCCGATCTTTAGGGGCAGTAACAACTGAATTGGTGAATGCTTGTTGTTGAGCATCCTTAATTCCAACGTCACTCATTACGGAATGAAGATGTGCTGTTTGCTTAGGATCTTTCAGATCGATAGTATCAAGGTCAAGTCCATATTCATCTTTGATTCTCTTTCTGAGTAATGGCATTTTAATCGCCAGAGCCTTTAGAGCATCAACATCGAAGATCTTCCCTTGAACAGCCAACAGATTGTTTACAACGAATCCCTTGCCAGAACCAGAACCACCAGCCATAATCACAATCTGATTGAACTTTGGATATGCTTTTGCTCCTAATACGATTAAAGCCTCATTGACCATCTCTTGATCTTCAGCTAGAATCTCCTCTTCAATCGTCGGTGCATTCATCTCACGATATGCGCTGGTGATATACTTCATAGTGGTTATTTATACAACGATGGTTTTTTATTGCATACTAATCACATCATCATAGATCAGAATTGCAACACCTAATTGTTTCTGAAACTCATTAGGTTTTTCGCTGGAACCAAGGTTTTCACCGATGATTCCGTCTTGACCGATTGGATGAACTGTCATCTTCTGAATGTCGATCTTACCTTCACTATCTAGTTGATAAGAGACTTGATGGAGAAAATCATTTTCCTCGATCTTCTCAATGTGACGATGCATATATGTTGCTTTTTCTTCCATAGTATAAAATTGGTAGGGGCGGTGGGAGTTGAACCCACTATCAAAGGTTTATGAGACCCCTGCATTAACCGTCCTGCTCCACCCCTGAAATTGGTGACCGTGGTGGAAGTCGAATCCACAAATTACAGATTTTAAGTCTGGTGCCTATACCTGTTCGGCTACACGGCCTTTGTAAAGTTATATATCAAGGGTCTGTTGACCAGAGTCGAATTGTGGCAATCATCAACAGATACATAAGGGAAACTCCTAGACCTAAAGTGAATCCGAAGAAGTAACCAAATGTGAGGCAAACAATTAAGTTGAATATAAACAGTTTCATTTTTCTCTTGGGTTTAGATAGTCATCATGATTCTCATCGAAGTTCATTAGATCATCTGGCTCGTCATTATGCCACTTTGGCATATTTTTAACGAATGAATTCCATTCATCTTTAGTGATTTCGCCAGCTTGGTATTTTTCATAAACTTCGTATGCTTTCATAAAGGTTAAGCAGTTTAGTGTCTTGCTCAGGACTTTGAATTTTTACAGACCGTGTTCGTGGGTCATGCCGAGAACTTTGCAGACAAGTAGTGCCTGCGCTGTTTTCATCTCAATGTCTCTTTGGCCCTGTGGGGTTACGAATACACTTCCGAGATACCGATCCTCTTGTTGAAGAGCATAATTGTAACCCTTGAGTGCTTGCTTTTGGTCTTTGGTCAATTTGATTTTCATAATGTAGTAGTGGTTTGAACTATGAGAACACCTTAACTCAAATAGTGCAAATGTCGAGAATTATTTTCAATTATTTTTCAGGCGGAGATTGCCTTGAACCTCTTGTCCAATCTGCTGTAGTTCATTTCACGAAGTTTGTAGCAGGTGCGCTGTAAAGTCTTTTCATCCTTATTACTGGCAACAATCCAGCCATTAGGTTGCCGTGTAAAGACCCAGCCGGAGCCTAGTCCATATCGACCTCGTTTAAGGAATATACTGAGCGCAGACGCTGCTGTGTTGCCACTAACTGGCACCTCTTGTCCGCTCTTATCAATGACGATGTAATCTTGGTCCTTCATAATATGATTTATAATCGAAAAGTGTTAAGCAGGAACTGCGACGATAAATGTTCCGCAGCAGTTGTAGACCTCAAAGCCCTTGAAGCCATCTTTTTCATATGGACTGATCGAATCACGTCCGACAACCCAGACTCCATTGATACCTAGCGTATTCTTATAACCGTCGCTTTTGGTAGCTGGCTTGAATCGGCTGTTCTCTTTATAAGCAACGCAGTCTTGCATTCCATCGAAGCTGCTTACACAGTTAATATGAAGTGCTGGACGATTCTTGTTGATGAAGCTTTTGAGTGTGGCGAGTGTTGGCTTTTTCATAATGTAGTAGTGGTTTGAACTATGAAATCAGAGTAATCGATTTCAGACGAATGTAAATAAAAATCGCACTTTTCTTAAAAATAAATTACAGAGCAATTACACTCGATGGATAAAACTCTTTGGTCAACCCAAGATGAAGTGGTTGAAGATTCCGATAGAAAATTTCGGTGCCATTTCTCATTAGAATCCCAACGTCTGGGTTAGCCTGGAGATAGGCAGTCCGTGCCTTTTCAAAGCGGATCTTTTTCTGGTCATTGAAATAAGCCTCATAGTCTCCAGATTGGCGGGCTTTTTCTTCGCGGTGGTCGGATACGGTCTTCATAATGTAGTAGTGGTTTGAACTATGAAATCAATGTAATCGATTTTGATCGGATGTAAAGAATTATTTTTCAGAAATTCACATAAAGTGATTTCATGAAGAACTGAACTGAACCATTAAGAGCGGTCTCATCCTTGCAGTTAAGAACCTTAACACGACCGAAGCCTGCTGGTGAATCAGCGATGCGCTGGTAGGAAACGCCGTTCCAAGAAAAGATGTTTCCGACGAGTAGATTTGCAAATTGGATGGTCTTCATAATGTAGTAGTGGTTTGAACTATGAAATCAGATTAACTCAAATTTTCAGTTTGTCGAGAATTATTTTCAATTATTTTCAATCGACAATCAAGCTCCATTCTGCGTCAGATGGAAAGGCTTCATCAGCTTCTCCAAACATGATTGAGCGGTTGTATCGACCGATCTCATCGGATGCCAGACCTTCAAACTGGCGGAGCTTAGCTTGAAGATTGCTGGAGATGATGGACTTGATTTCTTGGAGTGTTTTCATAATGTATGTTTGGTTACCGTTACGGATTCAACTTAGCAGATCATATTGATTTGTCGAGAATTATTTTCAAATAAATTCTTCAATGAAGTCAGCGATGTCTTTGAAGTGATGACCCAGCTCCCACTGATCCAATAAAAGTCCTTCCAGATCAATTTCACTTTCTGTACTTCTGATTACACTTTCCACTTCAGAGAATGGAATGGTATCCACCACTTTGCGGCCGTGTTGAAAGACGTCAAAATCTCCATTTTCATTGAGATAGTGATTCTTGATGATTTCGATTACGGTATTTTGCATTTCATTCATATGATTTCGTATGTTGTAGGATTGATAATTTTTATCAAATATGCGATTATCCACTCTGCGTCATCTTTACCCAGTGGTTGAGAACCCGTTCGGTTACCCATGCGGTACTCAACCAAGTCGCTCTTTACTGTCAAGACTAAATGTTTCATTATCTCTTCTGCTTAAAGCTTTTGATGGTTGCATCACGAAGCTCTTCAATTCCTCGAATATAACCATGATGGTTTTCTTCAACCAACTTCATCTTGTTGAGTTCATTAGCCAATCTATAACCAGATGCAAACATCAAGAGCATGATCAAGATGACTGTAATATGTTCGGTGATGTTCATTTCAGAAAGATTGCTTTGATGTTCCACTTCTCCCAGACGATTTGATCGTCGGCTTCATCGATGCCAACCATCATGACTGTTTTCTTCATGATCACTGGACGGCTACCACGACCTGGACCTTCGCCACACCAGAGAGTGTGCGTTGCGCCACGTTCTGCGCTCCATTCACAAGGGGCTCCGTCATACACGTCATGAAGACGCTTATATTCAAGTTCCTTAACAACGTTGCACGTGGTATTCCAGAGGTGATTGGCTACGGCTTTGTGGTCATACATGCCGGCGGGGATTGCGAGGTTTTGCATAATGTAGTGGTTGGTTTCGGTTACGGATTCAAACTAATCTATTTTGAATGATTGTAAAGAATTATTTTAAATTATTTTTACCATTCGTCGCGGTCGCAATCTGCGTCATGTTCACCGCGAAGGATGCCCTGTTCTGCTTCAATCTCAGCATTCGATGGAGTGGCATTCACCAGTGCTTCTTGAACACGAGCAAATACTTCAAGCTGTGCTGGGACATTCAATTCTCCAACTTCAAGTGGTTCCTCATTCTCATCTTCAAGATGGACAACTACGGGCTCATCTGCGTCCCAATCGCCATTGGCGTAGTTGAAAGATGCGGCGAATTCAGCCATGCATGTGCCGTATTCTGGGAGGGTGATTTCAATTTCAAAGTTCATAATGTATGTTTGGTTTCGGTTACGGATTCAAACTAATCGATTTTGAATGAATGTAAAGAATTATTTTCATAAAAATTGAGCAGTTTTAAGTCATGCTCAGGACTCTTGGGTTAATTAATAATCACGAACGAAGCAACCATTACCAGCAAGCTCCCAAGCGGCTTGGCGAAGGCGATCTTCAGCTTGCCAATAATCTGAACCATAAACAGCGTATGTCTCGGTCCAACGAGCTTCATCGATTTTACCAGCTAGCTCGATTTTACGAACAAGTTGAGCTGCACGCTCCTCTTCATCACCTTCAAAAACGTGACCTAGAACGTAACGGGCGCCTTCAGCTGTAACAGCATGAATAAAAATCTTACGGCCGTAAATTGCACCGTCTGGATTACCCATATCGGCAAACTCTGGATCAAACTCAACGATGGCTTCGTCTTCAAAATAATTAGCGGAATTAATCTGGATCATAATGTGGTAGGAGTTTCAGGTAGTCGCGTCATGCAACTAAGAACAACTTATCACATTATGACCAGATGTCGAGAATTATTTTCGATTTTTTTTCACAGAATCAATCTTCTTCTTTTCGATCAAAGCCCTCTTCTTCAGACGCTCGCCAACTTCATCAGAATCCATCCAGATGTCTTTGTTATCAAGAAGTGAGTTAATCTCTGTCTTTGTTAAAAAGTTCTCATACACGTCTTCAAAGATCTTCTCCGACCATTTTCTCTGGTGAGAAATCTGATCAAACATCTCTCCGCCCTTACCAAAGCTTCCGCCAGAGTAATTATGGAACATGAACATTGAGTGAGGAACAACATGGAATTCATCAGCTGTCAAGAAAATAATCGTGGCCGCCGACATACATGCTCCCTCAACAATCGTAATGACATGAGCGCGTGTCTCACGAAGAACCTGAAGGAACTGAATCGCAGTAAACAAGTCACCACCAGGTGAGTTAATATGAATACGAATCACATCAGTCTGTCGCGCAGATCGAATTTCTTGGAACCAGTCAGTATATTCTGAAGGGTCACCGATAGCATCCGAGATGTAATAGTCATGGACTTTTCCATAATCGGTAGAGTAAAGTTCCTCATTCCTCCCCTTGGGGATGTCAACAATACTCTTCCCGCTTGAATCAATTTTATTAGGTTTGCCCATGTAGTTTGTTTTTGTTATTTAAAGTTTGTCCCAATCAATGTAGGTCGATTCAGAGGATCCCTTGTTTTGAGGTTTCCCCTTCTGTTTTTGGTTATTTGACTTTCTTCGATTGTCAAATGAATCATCGTAATAAGCACTATTTTTTTTATCATTGCGCTTCAGTGATGAATTGCCGTCCAATTTCCTGCTTCTGCCCATCGTTTTGTTCTCTGTCTTGTTTTTCTTGTATTTCTTTTGCCATGAGATAATCCCTGACAATTCCAGATCTCACACAATCCTCCCATGTGAATTCAATGTGTTTGAAATAGTTGAGACGGTCAATGATCTTCATGAACTTGAGAATGCCGTCCTTTTCAGATTCTCTCCAGAAGTCTGACTGGTAATAGTCACCGCAGAAGATGATTCGACTGTTATCACCAATACGAGTGATTACGGAATCGAGTTCATGGCCGCTACAGTTCTGGCATTCATCAACAACAATGATCGAATTGTTCAGAGTAATACCACGAATGTATGAGGTGGTAATGAATCGAATTGCGCCCTTCTTCACTAGAGTATCCCAAGCTTTTCCATCATTGAATAGATCATTGACAATACTAACATAAGGTAGAATATATGCAGCTTCCTTTTCACCCTGAGTTCCAGGCAGGAAACCCATGTCTCTGGTTGGAACAACAGATCGAACAATAACAAGACGCTTCTTGAACTTGCTCTTAATTACAGCACCTAGAGCCTTAGCCAGAGCAATGAATGTTTTTCCAGAGCCAGCAGAACCAGAAAGAATCACATTGTAATCTTTGTCGAATGCTTCAAAGAATTCGTGTTGAGAATCAGTTAATGCTTCAATGCTCTTTAGATTCAGAGCTACGGGTTTAACAGCAGGTTCCTTTGCTGCCACGATATTGATATTCTTCTTCGTTTGTGGTTTTGCCATTATCGTGTTTCGATGGTGTTTTTTCTTCCAGATCCAGATTTGATCTTAGTCAATACATCATTCCAACCACTACCCGCGCGCTGGGAAATGGTTTTAATACCGTGATATGAGACAGCTAGAGTATGGAATCCTCTTTTTACAGTTCCAGTAGATTCACATTCGATGCAAGGCAAAGTGATTGGAATATCACGGGCATCAATTGTTTGAGTCTCCTCCCATTTGGAATTACATTCAGTACAATAGTAATCGTATCTCATATAATCGATTTATACAACAAACCAAGACGGTTTTTGCCGACCAGTCCAGACCATCTTGAACTTATCATTTTTGGTCTGATAGAACTTGCGATATGAGGTTACTGGATCAGACTCATCCATACACTCTGGATTACTCTTCATAGCCAGACGAAATGGAGTGCGACCTACTGCTGGAAACTGCTTGGGCAGATCACCTAGAACCTTACGAAGCTTGGTGTCAGTAGCGTGAACTTTATTGTATCGAAATGTGTATTCATCACATAATGCACAGAATAGTTCATAATGCCACTGGTAGTTTGCTGCAGATTCTCTGGTCCAGATAGACGATGGATGATTCACATGAGCTGCTTTATACAGCGAATCATTTGAGTGGAGCCAGTCTGTCTTTTTTCGGTCATTAACAATATGAACGTGTTTACGACCGTCGAGTACACGATGTGCTGTTGAAAGCATTTGTGCTGATTCGACAATCATTTTAACAACATGGACATTACAGTGTTGTTGAGCGGCTAGGAGTGGTGATTCGTCAAGGCAAAAAATATTCATTGCGAAAGGAACTTAACTCATAATCCCCTAAAATGTCAAGAGGTTTTTCGAGTTTTTTAATCGAATCCTCAAGAATCTCAATTTTCAGTTGGTAGAATGGCATTCTTTCTGTCGCTCCTTCTTTTTCAAGACGCAACAGAAAGAATTGTGTTTCACTTAAATCAGATTTTAATCGATCTAATTTAGAGGCACCCTTTGCCATTATTACTTGATCAGATTTGGAAATGCTTTCTTGACAAGAGCCAGAGATAATACTGGACAAAGCTTGCTCAGCTTCTTGTCTTTCATAGCAATCACAATATCAGCATCATCTGGATGAATCGATTCAAGTAACTGAACAAACAGCATCTCTTTTCGCATAGCTGGAAGAGTAGAGCCTTTCACAAAGTAACCTAGATTTTTAATCGAGTTATCAATCCTAGCCATTTGGAATCCAACTGGAGCAGCATCACGACGGAATGGAGGAGCTCCTTCTGGAAGATCAAGAACGATGTTATCATCGAAGTTGCCTTGAAGAATTGTTTTCAATGTAAAGGATTCATTGTCTTGGAGAATCTTAACACGAGTGGTATGGTTTTCTGCCTCAGTTAGAGCCTTTAGAATCTCATGAGGAAGCTTATCCGATTTTGGTTTCATTAGCATATATTTTATATATCAAGAGAAGAATTCATTAGCACAAGAGACTAACATGTTGCTGCACCGCTTTTTGACCAAGTAACTAAAGACCTTTGAGTTTGGTGTTTCTGGAACGGAATTATATGTCGTAACAATAGATTCTTTGATGTCTTCTGGAATACACGACAGATCGATCATCTTTTTGTTACGCAGATAATTGGTGTAAATCTCAGCTGGCATCACAGATTGTAAATTATCTGGAGTTTGATACCATTCGTCAATCTTAGTTGAACGAAGTGATGTCTGACGACCACCAGATGTAAAGACATCATCTGGTGAAAGAACATTGGGAACACCGTCAGATGAATCACCACGAAGGATGTGTTCAAACAGATATTTGTGCGGATTCTTATCTTCGATCATCTTCTTAGTCATCGGCGAATACTGTTTCACATTACCGTATTTCTGAAGCTGAATGAAGTCTTTATCTGCGCTCACGATCATCACATCTTCATAGTTGCCAAACTCTTGAGTTGTCTCAACCAGAATGGCGATAATATCATCAGCCTCAACATTGCCAATCTTGACAACTTTATATGGAAGATATTCTTCAATCTCCTCGCGGATCACACCCATGATCCTAAAGATTTCCTCCCAGTCATGAGTAGCGACTCCTTCTTCACGATTCTTCCTTCGATTGGCCTTATATTCTGGAAAGATGTCTCGGCGCCAAGAACCGCCATCGCAAGCAATTACCATCTTTCCGTATTTCGCTTTGTATTTCACATTGTATCCGCGAAGTGTATTGAGGATCAGGTTTCGTGTAACCGTTTCGTCAATGGGGGCATTTTTATCTTGGCTGAGCATCGAACCCATAGCCAATCCAGAGTAGTCAATAATTATCATTAGGTGGTAAGTTTACATTATTAATCATTATTTGTCAAGAATATTTTTCAGAATATTTCTGAAGATGTCGTCTAGTGATCTTAACTTGGATCCAATCATTGTAATACACAGGATCAAGTATCGCATTTATGTTAAACTGTTCCCTTGCCTCAAGGTATGCGCATACTGATTTTGATTCACAAAGAAATTTGATCTCACGTTCAAAATTAGATTCACCATCTTTCTCAATATCAGCTAGAAGAGTTCCATTAGAACCCCAGTATTTTTTCCAATCGCTTTGAACAACAAGCTTTTTCTTCTTGCCCTTGACAACCTTAGTTCTCATTGACCAGAAGAATTTCTTTCCGATATACTTGCGACCATTCAGAAGATTTCTGATTTCATAAACAAAACCATAGATCTTCTTAGGATCTAAATCATCACCCACAAACTCTTCACCATTGTATATCCATCCCATATTGGGGATATTTATTCATCAAGTGAATCATCGTAAGCATCTATCTCTCCTCCATACTTTCGATGAATTCCACAGAATGGGCAATATTCTGGTGTGAGTTCTTCGTCTGGAATGAAATCAATGTCCTGATTTTCGTCATCGAACAGTTCATCAGAGTCATCCCATAATAATTCATAGGTGTATTTACATCTTGGGCAAGTATTTTCTTCTAACATTTACTTATTTAGGATTCGCACGAAGCGCACGTTAGGATCGATCTGGCCATCTCTTGGGCTGGATTAGCTGATCGTTGATAGTATAGAGACTTGAGTCCTTGTTGCCATGCAAAGATATATAGCTCATTCACTTCTTTGGCTTTAGTATTTGGTGGAATCATGACATTAAGA